GCGCGATGGTCCAGCCATGCGACTTGGCCATCTCCAAGTCTTTGATATCGACCATGCCGCACAGGTCGCTGTCGAGCGGCCCATCGATCAAGCTGATCGTGGCAAGGGGGTCGGGCGCGCGGACGCGGATTTTCATGGCCATGATCAAGCTCCAGTGATGTTGTTGATGATGCCGATAGCGAACGGGGTATGGACGGCCAGCACTTCCTGGCTGTAGACCCCAAAGTAAATCGTGCGCTGAACGCGCGGCCAAACTTCCATGTATGTATCCATGCGCGCTGAGACGATGGCGGGAGATGGCAACGCATTCGTTGTATACCAAATTGGTAACCGCTCCGCCCAGCCCAGCACAGTGCCCGGGGGCATGTAAGGGTGGGCCGCCACTTTGACCTTGCAGCCGCCATCGGCGTTGTAAGGGTTGAACAGCCACGCGATGACACCTTGCGGAGTCACACTGACATCGACACTGGCGTCGCCCAACAGGGGAGCGGTCGACGATGTCACGGCGATATTGGCCATTGCCCGCACCCCGCTGGTGCTGGCGTAAAGCACCGTTGGTGAGAGGAAGTTACTGAGCCACATCGTCTTGAACATGTTATCGACCTCGGCAATGGCGCCGTCGTTGCCAACAGTCAGCCCTGCCCCACTGGCCAGTGTGTTGACGTAGGCGCCTGATCCAGATTTCAGCCCCCAAGTCAGCAACCCATCGTATGCCAAGGCGGTATTGGTCGAGCAGTTGGCCGTGATGGCACTGGCCGATTGGGCACCAGCCGTGAGCGGCGCCGAGAAAGTGGCGCTATTGGCCCCGGTAATGGCCTGTAGGGTCTCGGCACCGGCCGCGCCCACATACCAGGCATAAGCACTGGCCCCAGGCAGGACAGGGGTCGTAGCGGTCAAATTTTGACCCGAAGTCAGCGATTGCGTGGCGTTCAGGCTCTTGTTGCCCGAGCCCATGTTCAGGACGAAGGTTTGGCCGTCGTTGCCGGTGATGTTCAACGCCTGACTGACCCCGCCCGCCAGCGAGCTGTTGGCGTAGCCTTCGGCGGTCAGCCCGACCACAATCACCGAGTAGGTTGCCGTACCCAGCGTGCCGAGCGAGCCGGTCGCCGTCACCGTCGGCGCTGTCGGCACACCGATCGGTAGGGAGCGGTTGCCCCCCAACAGCGCCATCTCCTGCTTGGCGAACAAGCGCAGCATGGTGCGGAGCTGGATCAGCGCCGCTTCATCCTCGAAGCCATCGGCGGCGATCAGGGCTTCCTCGGTGACGCTGTCTTCCTCCCCCAAGGTGGCGAAATTGAGCGTGGTGGACGACGTGCTGTAGCTCATGCTGGCGGCGCGCCGGCCTTCCGGCACCCAGCCGATCGCGGCCGGCCCCGAGCCGGTGGTCGAGTTGACCGTCTTGAAATAGTAGGCGTCGCCGGGGAATTGGGTCTGAATGCGGCGGACCGAATTGCGGATGGGAGTCACTGTCGGGAAGATGTTCAACGCCGGCGCCCGCAGGTCATAGTAGGCCAGGCCGGCGGCCATGGTGACATTCTTGCGCAAAGGCGCCTCGGCCAGGTCGATCGGCGCGATCGGGCGCTTACCGGCCTGCTTGAACGCATCGAGAGTGGCGGCGGCGCGCTCGCGGGTCATGAAGCCGCGCCGGTGGGGATCTGGCGGCCCCATGCCATTGATGGCATCGCACACCACATCAATGACCGAGTCACGGGGCAGTGGCACGGAATTGTACATGCGCTGAGACTCCTCGTGCGTATAGTATAAATGCCGGCAGTGATGTCGGTAGCGGGAGCGGCCATCAATCAGCTGAAACCCAGATCACCCGTGCCGCCCCCGCACTTCCTCACACCACTAGGAGACGCCAATGCCAACCATCAAAGTCCAACTGCCGCTGGTCAGCAGTGACCCCAACGCTTTGCCCTTGGTCTACGCGCGCGGGCGCGAGAACATGACCGAGCAGGAAATCCCCACCGCCGCCTATGTAGCCCTGAAAGGCAAAGTGAAGGGCTACTTCAAAGGCGAGTGGCTGCGCGGCACCTGGCGCATCGGCGCGCCCGTGGCTGACGAGCCGTGGTGATCAGCGCAGCAAGGGCGCGTGCCAGCCCATGCTCATGCCGGTGAGCGGCAAGAACATATCGAGGATCACCAGCAGCAGGATCAGCAGGAACACCACAAGAATTATTTGTTTGAAGGGCTGCGGGATCGGCAGCAAATTGAGAATATACCAAACCACCCCTGCCACAAGACACAAGACCAACAAATAAATTAAAAGACCGATCATAGCATGAACTCCCGCTGAGTGCGCCGTGAGCGTCACGGCCCGCCGGGCCTTGTCGTATAGTACTGATACCGGCAGCGATGCCGGTAGCGGGGGCGGCCACGCGCCGGTTGAAACCCATTAGTGAGCTGCCGCCCCCGCGCCTTCCACACACCAAAGGGCTGCGACCGGCGCCCACCAAGTTTCGATTGTCTATGACCATGCACGGGCCAAATCAGGATTGGGAGACCATCGACACCCCCAACCTCCTGCATGCTTTGGAATGGCGCAAACGCTTGCGGACGCGCGGATATCGATAGGTTGTTGCAAAAAAAGACAAGTCGGCAGCTCCAGAGGAGCCAAAGCCCCTCTGGATTCGTAGCAACCGCCGTCGTCAGGCGTTAGCTGTTCGAGATATTGTTCAAGATCCCGATCGCAAACGGGGCATACACCGCCAGGACTTCCTGACTGTAAATCCCGTAGTATTGCGACCGCGAGACCTTAGGCCACACCTCGGCATAGTAGTCTTGTCGGGTTTGTACCGCGGCCACTTCCGGCACCGCGTTCGACACATACCAAGGCGGCAGATTCTCAGCCCAGGTCAAGATCGTGCCTGGCGCCAAGTTCGGGTGGATGTTGATCGGGATGCGCACCCCGCCATCCGGGGTGAACGGATTGTAGTAGAAGGCGACCACCCCTGCCGCAGTGGCGCGATATTCGACGCCGCCGGCGGCATCCGTCTCGGTCACGAAGCGCAGCAACGGGCTGCTGGCGCCATTCATCACGCGCTTAGTCAGGTTCAGCAATTCCTGACTGTTCACGTACATCACCGTGGGCGAGATCAGACTTTTGTTCCACATAGCCTGGAACATCGTGTCGATCTCGTTGACTGACCCCATACCCGAGCTGGTCAGCGGGGTGCCGACGCCAACTGGGCCCGTGGCGAAGGTATTGACGTAAGCACCACTGGTAGTCAGGAACCCCCAGGTGAGCAAACCGTCAAAGGCGTAATTGGTATTGGTCGAGCAGTTGGCCGTGATGGCACTGGCCGATTGGTTTGTGGTGGTCAGAGCCGAGGTAAAGGTGACGCTGTTCAGCGTGGTGATGGTTTGCAGCGTCTCCGAGCCCGCCGGCGTGCTCGCATACCAAGCGTAGGCCACCGCGCCGTTGACCGCGGGCACGGAGAGCGTCAGGTTTTGCGTGCTGGTCACGATCTGAGTCTGCGCAGCCGACTTGTTCGACGACCCGCCATTGACCACATAGGTCTTGCCGTCGTTGCCGGTGACTGTCAGCGCCGCGGCCACACCGTTCGCCACTGACGAGTTCAAGAACCCTTCCTGGGTCAACGCCACCACATAGGCCGAGTAGGTGCCTGCCGCCACCGTGCTGGTGGTGCCACCGGCACCGGTGACAATAGTGCCGGGTGTGGCCAAGGCCAGCGAACGATCGCCGCCCAGCAGGCCCGCCTCTTCTTTGATGAAGGTGCGCAGGAGCAGGCGGAGCTGCACCAAAGCGTCTTCATCCTCGAAGCCCTCGGCAGCAAAGCGCGCCTCCTCGGACAGACTGTCTTCCTCGCCGATGGTCATGTAACTCAGCGAGTTGTTGGTGGTGACATAGCTCATGCTGGCCGAGCGTTGGCCCTCAGGCACCCACCCCATGAACGGCTGACCGGAGCCGACCGTGCTGGTGATGGTTTTCCAGTGCGCGCTGTCACCCGGATGCTGCCGTTGCAGACGCGGCAGGGTGTTGCGCAGCGGCGTCACCGTGGGGAACAGATTCAACGCCGGCGCCCGCAGATCGTAGTAGGTCAGGCCGGAGCTGATGGTGACATTCTTTTTCAATGTCTCATCGTTCAGCTCGCCCGGAGACATCGGGTTGCCGAAGGCGACCTTGAAAAAGTCGAGGGTTTGCTCAGCCTGATCATGGCTGAGAAACCGGGCACGGCTGGGCTTGTCGCTGTCAGTACCGTTGATCGCCATCATCAATTTGGCAATCGCCGGCTCCCGCGACTTCTGCACGGGGGCAAGTTTGTTTTCCACGAAGAGCACTCCTCTACGGCAGTTGCGACGAAAGGGGAAAAGCCTTAGGGCCTACGCGTACGGGCCGCGTTGGCCAGTGCTTCCGCGCGCTGCTTGCCCGCAGGGATCGCGAGGAAACGATCAACGACCGAGTTGCCGGTCGTCTTGATGCCGGGGCCACCCCCGAGCTTAGAAAGGTCAACCGAATTGAGACTGTCGGCCTCCTTGGTCGTCGAATACCCCTCGGGTAGTCCGACCCGCGGCGGTGGCAACGGCTCCGCTTCCACCTTGGCCAGCCGCTCTTGCAGCATTTTGTTCTCGGCCTGCGCCGAGAGGCTACGCGCATTACTATCCAGTACCATCTTGGTCAGCGCAGCCATCTGGCCGGAGACTGTTTTGAACGCCTTGATCGCTTCGGCACGCTCCTCATCGGCGCGCTTTGCGGCTTCTGTGCCGGCGCCCACCTCGACCTGAGTTTCCTGGTTGGGGTCGGGCTTGGCGTAATTGGCGGCCAAGGCACTGGAGCCAGGGGCGTCGACGGCTTTTTGTGCGTGATCCTTCTGCGCTTTCATCGCCCACTTGGCGATGCGGTCGGCCAAGGTGCTGCGCAAATGACGATCGATGTCAGGCACGCCTTTGGCCATGGCGGTCGAATGCAACGCTTGCCCCACCGCGGTCATCCAGGAAGGGCCATCGGCTGATGTGCCAACCGACCCCATGACCTGTTTAAACAAAACATTCGTATTCAGCATGAGCGCCTGGTCGGCCACGATCTTTTGCAGCGCTGCGATGTTGTCTTTGATCGCTTGCGCAGTGCCTTCCGCTTTAGCCAGCGCGCCGGCCGTCCCATCGCTGCGCAAGGCACGAAGACCGTGCAAGGCCAGCGCGGCGGTGCGCAAAGAGATGACACGCGTGGTCATCTTGTCGAGGCCGTCGTCCTCGCACTCGTCTTTGCAATCCTGCACATCTTGCGCGTCTTGGTCGGCCTGATCCTGCGCATCTTGAGCATCCTCGTCTGCCTGATCCTGCGCGTCTGAATCAGACTCATCGCTCTTGTAGGTCTTGGCTGCCTTCGCAGCCGCGTCCTTAGCGTCATCCTTGCTGTCGAACGGCTCCTTGGCACCAGAGAAGGACGGCTTTTTGTCGCCATCGTCCTTGGCGTCGGCGGCCTTGGCTGCGCCTTCCTTCATCGCGCCTTCCTTGGCGTAGGCGGCCTTGGCAGCAGCCTCTTTATCGTCACTCATCCAATCATCAGGCAGTTCGTCCGATGCACCGAGATCCTTGGCGCGCGCCTTGATATGAGCCTTGGCCTTGGCCGGATCTTTGGCCCGGCCGATCGCGCGGACGGCGTTGCTCAAATCGTCCTTATTCTCAATCGGGAATGATCCATCAGGCAACGCATGGCCTTTGTCTGCCATGGCTTGCCGCTCCTTATCGGTAAAATCCCGCTTGCCGAAGTAAATGCCGTTCTTGTCCAGCACGCCATCCCGGAATCGGGCCAACTGCTTGGCGGACTTGACCAACTCCTTGGTCGGCTTGTCGAGGCCTGTGTCGGTCAACACCCCCGGCACGTCGAGGTTGGGGCGGGTGCGGTCAGGATCGCCGGCCTTCGGGTCAGTGCGCTTGTCGGCCGCCATGTCGGTCAACCGCTCGCAGATGATGCCCAGGGCCTTGCTGAGACTGGTCCCAGTCTGACTGAACCCCTTGAGACTGGCGGAGAAGGCTTTAACCGCATCTTCGTCGCAGGTCTTACCCTCGGCCATAGTCTTGGCCGCCTTATCACAGGCTTCGACCATCTCGTCGGCCGACTTTTTCGCCTTGGCCGCCACTTCGGCGCATTCCTTGGGATCGGCCATCTTGGCCATCGCCTTCGACGTGTTGCAGATCGAATCCTCGTTAGCCCCATGTGCCGAGGCACCAGGATCGGGTTTGAAGGCGTCCGCCACCATGGCCTGATAGCTTTGCGCCGCGCGGGCGTGCGCCGCCGCCACTGTGGCATGCGCCGCCATCTCGGCGAAGCCATGCTTGGCCTTATCCGGGGCGCCATCGGCCAGGGCCGCGGCGCTGGTCGCATGCGCTTGAATGGTCGCCGCAATCTCGGCAATCGCCAGCGCCGAGGCGTTCTGCCCCTGCAAGCATGACGACTGCGCTTTGGCAAAAGGAGTCAAAGCAGGGGCATCAGTCAGAATCGCCTTGTGCAGCGCTTCCATCTGCGCCTGTGCGTCGGCCATCGCGGCCTGAACCGAACCATCCATCACATCCTCCGTGGGGTTTCCAAGACGTTCGTACGTGCGCGCGATGCGCTCATGATAGGCAGCGGAGCCGCCACCCAGTTTCGCCAAATTCTCATGCAATTTGTAGGCAACGATATCGTCGGTGGTCCCGGCCAAGCGGGCCGCCTCGGTATGCCTTTGCTCGTCAAGCCGATGCTGCGCAGCAGCGTCAAAGTGCTGCTTGGCCATGGCTTGAGCCAATTCCTGGGTCTCGCCAATCAAGGGATAGCCGCCGGTTTCCTGGCGTGCGCGCAACAGCAGCGCGCGGCCTTCCATGCACGCCTGAGCATCGGCCTTGACCGCGTGCTGGTGACCCGGCACGCCGCACGCCCAAACCTGTGAGGGCTGGACCCGCAACTGACCGTCCGGGGCGCGCTTAACCAAGTCGAATTTCGCATCGGGGTTGGACGGACGATCGACCAGCGAGATTTCGTGCAAGGCGATCCCGGTGATGATCGAGCGGTCGGCAGGGTCGCGCTTGGTGATCTTGCCGCCGACCGAAAAGCCCCGGTACACCTTGGCCTTGACCTTACGCCAGGCTTGGTCATCCACCACCTGTGCGCCGAAGTAGAGCCCATTTTCGTCGAGCGTCGCCGCAATACCGACCCCAGCCGCGCTAGGCTGGTGCATCTCGCGCACGGTGGGGAACGACAAATAGGCGGGCAAGGCCGCCTTCAGGGCATCAATCGACATAATCTCGCCCTGCGCGTCGCGCGTAGGCGTGGAGGCATACCCAAAGACTTGGCGGGCCTCCTCATCGATTTTACAAAAGTCGGCAAACAATTGGATGTCATCGGACATCACGGCCTCCACAAAACGTATAGAAGGGCAGGCCAGTCATGAAAGGGCAGCCGATGTCGGATGGAACCGAAGACCGCACCAAAGCCGAGCAACAGCGCGCCATGAGCTTCCACTGGTTGACCCAATGCCTGGGGTCGATCCCGGCCGAGCAAGAACTTGATGCGACGTTGAGCGCAGTCGGTGCCATGGTGGGCCATGTCGCATTCGGCACCACCTCGCCATTCGAGGCGGTCGTCCGGGTGCAAGACATCGCCTGCCAGATGATCAACAAACTGGCTGCGCGGCTGCCCTCCTCACCCAAAGGAGATGATGCCAATGCCGGATGATGCAACACCCGCATGGGCGCGCGAGGTGTTGGCCGATGCGCTGCAATCGATCCGGCTCACTCAATGGGAGGAACACTTCGCCGCGGACCTGTCAGAAAGACTCGATAGCGGTCAGAATTTTCAGCTCAGCGACAAGCAGATCGAGGTGATCCGCCGCATCGAGAGCAAAATTTACGGCACCTAAAGGAGGGCACCATGCCGGCAAACCCTGCCGATCAATCCAACAAGCCCGTAAGACCAACCGCCGAGGAGCAAGCCGTGATGTTCGGCGGCCCGCCGAATGACCCAGCAATAGCTCCGGCCAAAGCCGCCGTACAAGCAGCTCTCAGTTCCATTCGGAAGCAACTGATGCAAGCTATTCAAGCGCAGGGGACGTTTGATGGCGACGCTGCCGTCATCACCAGATTGGCACAAAAGCTGCACCAAAGTCCAGAGGCCGTTCACGCTTTTCTCAACCGAGAAACTGATATCTCGATATCCACCATGGTGCTTTATGCGCAAGCACTCGGGCTCCAGTGGCATATCAACTTGGTCCTTGCCCACACAATCGGGATCACAATCTCCGACCAAAGACACCCATCAGCGCCACCGCAACTATAGTCCCCACAACACAGATCCCAGACCCTCCATAAGGGCTACCATCGTACCAACCTGCATTGTACCCATAACCACCAACCAAAAAGAGCGCGGCCAAGACAACCGAGAGAAACAACAACATAACACTTACCCATGGTTGTTTACTTTGTTTGCGGAGCAGCGCTTATCGACGGTAACGGCGCAACACCCGCAGCCTGATGAACACTGCTTGAAGCATAAATACCAACTAAAATCGTGGCAACCAGAGCCACTATAGCAATCAGGTTGGCTTGAACAATAGCGCGCGTGTTGGCCTGATTCAGTGTGACATCCTCTTGCCTCATGCTTTGTCGACCCGAACCATCGCCACGGTCGAGGCGACTGCTCAACCCGGCAATCTTCTCATCAACCGCTTTGGTATTGGACGCCATTAAAGCAAAAATGCCGTCGATCTGCTTGATCGTCGCTGCCTCTGCCTTGGCAACGGCCGTCGTGCTGGCCGTATTCTGCGCGGCAACAGCTTCCTTCTGCGCCTGAAAAGTTGCCAAGACGGCATCACGATCAATAAACCGATCTGTGAGACCAGAAAACCTAGTGTCAACCAGATCTTCGTTTCTGCGAACCAAGTCCGCTAAGCGTTGAATCTCATTGCTCAAAGAGGCAGCTACAACGTCATTTCGTGTGATTCGCATATCGGTTGTTTTATCCATAGCGATCAAACGTGCCTCAATAAAAGCTTGCAGGTTATGTACTGCCTGATCAACGTATTTTTCCAGATTAGCACGAAACTGCGCACTGGAATCAGATAGCATCTCCAAGGTCTTATCAATCCCGACAAGCCGCGCCTCCACAATTTCACGCACCGCGACAGACAGCTCCCGTTGCAACTGCTCAATGGTCACAAACAACCGGTCAGGACTCTGAGGATTTAAGCCTGGAACATTACTAGGTTGTGCTGGCTCTGCCATGTGATTCACACGCCAATGCAGGCGCGCTCCATCCTGTCCAATATTGCGCCGTTATTGCAACAAGGCACAGTAGAATGTATTATTTCACTTGCGGGAGGGCATTGACCGACACCGGGGTAGTGCCCACACCCATCGAATGATTGCTGGACACTGCATAGAGCCCAACAAGCACTGTAGCAATCAAGGCAACCACGGCAATCAAGTTGGCTTGCGAGACGGCGCGCGTGTTGGATTGGTTCAGCCCGACATCCTCTTGCCGCACCACCTGCTTGCCCGACGCTTCACCACGATCGAGGCGCCCATTGATGACGCTGATCTTATCATCGATCGCCTTGGTGTTGGACGCAAGCAAGGCGAGGATGCCGTCGATCTGCTTTATGGTGGCCGCTTCAGACTTGGTGATCGCCGCTGCATTGGAATCGTTCTGCGCGCCCGCAGCTTCCTTCTGCGCTTGCAACGCCGCGTTCACGGCCACTTTGGCAGCGTCTTCAGCAGCCTTGGCGCGGACATCGCGTTCATCGAACTGCTTTTGTACGCTGTTGAACCGTTCTTCATGAAGAGCACGCAAGTGACCGATTTTTTCAGAAGTCATTCCTGGCCAGTCTTTGATCGCCCCATGCAGCCGCTCAAGACTGCTATCCAACTCCTTAAAACTAGCGGCTGTCGCGTTTTCAACAGCCCCGATCTTCACATCTAGAATATCCCGCATCGCCCCCAACTCGCGCCGCAATTGCTCGGTGGTCAGCAGCGAAGGATCGGGAACCGGGATATTCTGGTACGGAAGCCCATCTGATACGGGAGACCTGACCATAACTGTTATCCTTGAGGTGACCAGTCGTGATCAAGCGGCCATCATCCGCGCCTTCAGAGCACATCAGTACGGCGGAAGGGGGATGCCCCTTCCGCCGCCACCAACAGCCATCAATGACTTATAGATTCAGTGGATCAGCAGCCAGATCACGGACCAGGCGCGGTCGGCACCGGCTGGCTGACATGAGTCGCATCCGCCACATCGAGGATGATGTTGGTATCCGCCACGTCAGCGACAATGTCGACGATCTGCACGAACTGGGCCAGACCAGACGAGTCAGAGACGGTCACCGTCAGCCCCGGCGAGGCTTGCACCAGCGGGGTCATCACCACCGCCGGGTTGCCCGCCGCATCCGTGCCAACCGCCACGCGCAACGATGCAGGGTTGCTGGAAACGGCTGTGAACACATCCCCTGCTGGAGTGGGCTCAACGGTGCCAGCGCTGTTGGTGGTCTTGATGGTCACCGTGTAGACGGCATCATTCATGACTTCAAAATTTGGCATGGTCTGTCCTTTCCTGGATACTTGGGGGATAGAGAGGGCAATGTGCGTTGGATGACCAACCACACTGTAGAAAAGCCAAGTGGCGAGCCGCCAGCGAAACTCGGCGGTCTGCTCATCAAGACCCGGCGAGAAGGCAGCCACGTCCTGGCAATAATCGATCAGCTCGTCGCAGTACAACGCCAACCCATCGCGGATTTGGTGCAGCCATTGCCGTGTATTGTCCCAACTATCCGCATGCGGGTGTTCCCGCGGCGGCGTGGGTGGCGCCGGCATGACGGGACGGCGACGCCTGCGATCATCCTTGCCGTAATCTGGATGATCTGACGCCATCAGCCTCCTCCTTAACCAACACCAAAGCCGGCACGACACCCTTGGAGGACCAAGATCGCAACCAGCCAAAGAGCTGCTTTGAGATATAGGTTCATGAGATGCTCCTCTCAATTACCGTGGATACCGCCGCGCACATGGGCGGTGCAACCGACCACAGGAGCGACAGCAAACATCAGGAGCAGCAAAACCAATAGCGCACGCATGACAAACCTCCACTAAGCCCCCATGGTCGGCGGGGCAGGCAATGGGGTTATTCTTCAGTGTCGTCGGCACCCGCGTCTGGACCGTCCTCGCTGGGCTCACCAGTGTCAGGATCAATCACAGCTATTTCAATATCACAACGGCAATTTGGATGCGCCGGGACCGTATCGTCTCCCGAGTCAAACGCATCGTCGAGATTGATCCAATCCTGATCGACATTCGGCTGACAAATTTCTCGGCACGGGTCGTCACCGACCCACCGCTTTTGCAGTTCTAAATCGTATTGATCTGCGGTGGCTTTGTAGCCTTCCAAAGCCCCGCCACCGCGCGCAAACGCCGCTTCAGTACGAGCGACCGTCAATGCGCGCGCTGCCGAGAAAGGATAGGCCAGTTCGCCAGTGTCAGCCATAAGGCCAGTTTGGATCTGGGCGGCGGTCATACCAGTGCTGATTGCCTCACCCAACCCCTCACGTAACATGGTTCGAGTGGTCTCGTCTATACGCATAGTTGCGCGGGCGGCCGGGACCAGTTTGCCCCGTGCGTTATAACGCATGCCGATCAGCTCAGCTGAGCGGGCGCGCGCTGCAGCGGCCACCCGTTGATCGACGGTATCGAAGATGTCCCGGCTGCCGCCACCCTCGCCACCTTTGCCCGCCGCCAGCATCACCGCCCGCACCGCCGACTGGCCGGCCAGGGTGCCGATCCGGCCGAGCACCGGCTCCAACGTGACGATGGTATGCAGCTCGTCCTGAATTTTGACGCTGGCCATGAGGCTGGCAGCTTGCTGCTGCGGCGCTGGATCAGCCTTGCCCAGGTGGGTGCCGACCGCCTGCACCACGGCGTGCCGCAAACGGTCGAAGGCGGTCTTGACAACGTCGGCCATGGCCTGAATTTGCGGCTCAGACGGCCACGCTGGATCGCGGTTGACGATGACCCGCCGGCGCCGTGCCTTGGCCAAGGGGTCATCGGCGCGGAGGCGCGACCAACGCTTCGCCAAGTCGCCAGCACCTTCGCGCACGGTCCACTCTGGCATCAAGCCGATTTTCTGATCAGCAAAATGCGTGGTCGCGCTCGATGCCGTCCGATTGCTCTCGCCGTACGGACCATAGTTGACCCAGGAATTTTGCCCTCGCGTTTCCGTGGTCATCGCCCGTGCCGCTTCCGGCGAGAACATCGCCACATGCGACCGCCAGGCGTTTTCCTCACCGTCAGCACGGAAGCCGTTGCCTTCCTTGATATGTCCAAAATAGTCATGGACGACGCGGAACACGTCGTTGGCCACCATCGGGTGGCCGTGCATGTCCACTTCCTTGGTCGGCGCCAACAGCGGATTTTTCGAGACATCAAAGTGGGCATCGCTACCGAACCCCGCTGAAGTCGGGAACACCCACAGGTGATTGTTCTTTTCCACATCCAGGGCGGCCAACCGCGGAGAGGCGGCATAGGGATCGCCATGCTTGGCATAATCGATGAATTCGACCTTCAGCCCAGTGTCCTTGACCGCCTGATACTGCGCCACGACCTCTTCGATCATCTTGCCATAAGCCGCCTTGACAACGGGATCGTGGGGCGCGTCTTTCATTCTATCAAATTCGTCTGCAATGCGCGTCGCCCGCACCGGGTCCACCTTCACGTACTGGGTCGGCGGGGTATAGGACAGACCGGCTTTTTGCATGTAATCACGCGCAGCTTGGCGCGCGATCGCATTCGGCCCGACGACAATCGGCCCAACGCCTGGAACTTTTACGTGGCCGGGGAGTCCTTCGAGAGGCTTTTCGCCATGCGCAGAATCGGCAGCACCCGATGACGCCACCCCGCCAGCGCTTCCTGAAACGCCGCCTCGGTGGGGAAGTTCGCCCGTTGCGGCTCGGGAGGAAGATTGGGAGTCTCCATGGCCATCACTTGTGCTTCCTCCGCCGCCGCCTGTCCACTGTCCATGTTCATCGCGCGGCTGATCCGGGTTGAAATCCTTCCTTAAGACTTTTTCGGTTCCGGTTTCCCAGAATCGGGTGGTGCGGTCGACGGTCCAGCCGAGTCGGGCGGCGTAGGCATCTTCAACGGAGGAGATTTTCGGCCCCAGCTCGGAAACGAGCCGATCGGCCCGCCCTGAAAGATCGGATCGTCCTCTTGTACGAAGGACCGCCAGATAATTTTGCCCACGCGGACGCTCCTGCCAATCATTGGCAATATAACCAAACTCCGCCTTCGCACGAGTCGCCGTCGCAGACGGCACTCGAACATCAATCAAGGCGTGCGCCATCTTACCCTGAAAGGTTGCATTGTCCAGTTTCGTATATTCAGGAATGTTCAAAACTCGAAACCCTGTCGCAGTCGTGATCGGAGACAGGTCAGCCGAGCCCGTGTGCTCGGTAATGGCAGCGTTGACCCGAACGGCCTCCTCATTGGTCAGCGGGCGCCCGACATTCACATCAATCAAATTGGCGTCATGGGGCGCCACATGGGCGCCAGCATACACCACGCTATGCCAGGCACTCGCGTCTTGGCGCAGCAGTGCCCCGCGCACGGCTTGCGCGACATCCAGGCGATCCTTCGAGTCCTGCGACAACCTGCCGTCGCCGCCTTTTTCCGTCCGCGCATAGACGATGGCCTGGCTGCTGGGGTTGACATGGCCCTCAAAGACGCCCGGTCCCGAGACTGTCGGCTTGGTCTCCAAGCCCAGGCGGGTCGCGATCACATCCCGGCCTTGGGCGTCCACAAGCTGGTGTTCAATCGCGTCGTGGTAAGCTTGCCGCTGCGCCAAGCTGGCGTTGTGAAATTCCGGCAGCGCATGCATAGTCCGGCCGGGCGCCGCCTCCCAACTCAATTGGGTTGAAAAGCGCGACTTAGGCCCGGCGGAAGCGCCACTTTCTGACCACCGGCCGTGGTCGTCGCGGGGTTGATCCGAATTGAACGCCTTAGTAGCGGCCCCAGTCATGGGGTCGAAAGGGCTGTCGGCATTGGCCGCACCCCACTTGCTCAGCGTCTTCGGCGCGTGCAAATCGGCCGTGGTCAACCAGTGCTTGAATTCGGCCACCGTCATCTGCTGCGGCGGACCCAGCCGGTGGGTTTGCGCCGCGCCATTGTCGTAAGATTGGACATAATCAAGCTGGGCCTCGATCCAATTATCGTAACAAATAAAGCACTTATGCTCATCGAAGGCGCCGTCCGCGCCCACCTGATCCATGACAAAAACAATATCGCTATCAGGGTTGGAGCCAATAAACACGTCCATCTGCTGCTCATCGGCGCCCACGGTGCGGCGGATGTAGCCGTAATGGGTCATCATGGTGCTGGCCCAGTCACCGGTCTTGCCTTGGCGCACCGAGCCGGCGGCGTTTTCAATGGTAATATCCAAACCCTGCCACTGAAAATGCCCCATGCAGTAATTGCCCGCCTGACGCTGCGGCAAGGTGGGCGCGGGGTGCGCCTGGGCCGCGGCGGTGTCGATCTCCTCGGCGGTGATCTTGGCCAAGCCGTCTTCATAGACCAGCGGGACTTCCGGGCCGAACAGCAGCAAGCCGGCATAGGGTTCGACGGAGGGGTCCGCATCCTCGGAGTCATCGCCGGGGAGGGAGTCTTCATCGTCCGGGCCCTCCTTGCCCAGGCTGATGCTCAGCTCGGACGCGAGGAGCCCGCCCAGCGCCCGCGCGCGCATCTCCAGCGCCGGAGAATGAATGACAAGGTGCCACCCGTCATCGTCTTCGCGCAGCTCGCGCGCGTCGCCCTCCACCACCAGCAATGGCTGGTCTTCATCCAAGAGGAACGGCAGCCCCATTTGTCCGACAAAACTGGCGATCTCCACTTGCGTGTTGCTGGGCACGTCAAAGCCGTGCTGCTTGCCCCATTGCTGGAGATCGAAGACGTTGATCAACGGGCGCACCAGCAGACCGGTGCGGGTACCCGCCAGTTTGTTCATCTCCGCGCCCCCGGTCTCGACGCCTTGCCCGGCAGCGGCCTGGGCGGGTGCTGTCGACGGTTTGGGTAGCGCAGGCATCCCCGGCTTGCCACTACCGCCGAACGGCTTGGGCGCCCCGCCTAGGACCGGCTGGCCGGACCCGGCAGCGCCCGGCGCCCCTGCCGTGGCAGCCGGCGCCATCAACCGTGCCTGCACGGCCTGCGCCTGATCCTGGTGCTGCTGAAAGCTGTTCAGTGGCACGTAGCCGGTCGCCGTGGCGAACATCGGCTCAGCCGCGGCGCCGCCAATCGGATCCAAGCCGACATCGTCGCGCACCTCGTCAATCGATTCGATGCCCGCGCGCACGTATAAATTGTCGATGGTCGCAGCCTTGATCGGATCGAACTCGCGGTCTTCCTGCCAGGTGAATTCCAGATCCTCAATACCCAATTCCTCACGGTTGATCTTATTGATCAAGCGCGCGATCCACCGCATGGTCGGTTGCAAGCCCTCGGCCTGCGCTTGCTGCACGCTGGTTTGCGCGGTCGCTCGATTCATCTGTTTAATAAATGGCTGCGGAGAGATCGAGAAGGCGTAGCAAATCACCTTGGCCAGCCACGCATCGAATTCGTCAAACAGCAATTCTTTCTGAAACGGCGTGTACTTGCTGCCTGCCGGCACCCACCACAGGCGCGCCCGCTCCTCGATATTGCCACGGAAGATCGAATCCCAGTGGCCTTGAACGTCGTTGACCTGCTCTTGCGTGAGGCTGGCCGGTGCTTCCATGACACCACGCGGCACATCACCATACTGATAATATGCCAACTGCTCGCGCACGCGACCGATCGACAATTCGACGTAAGCCGCAATTTGCTCCACCGGACCGTAACCGTACATATGGTCGGGGCGTGCGTTCTTGATGGCATAGATCATATCGCCAGCAGTGTAAGCCGCGTAGTCTGATGCCGGAACGCCCTTCAGCACTTGCTGGTAGGCCACGCTGGGCGGCGCGGGGATGCGACCATCGGCATCGACCTTGACGCTGATGGTGGCCGCGTCCAATTGCTCCAATCCATACACTTGGCCGCCGCGCGTGCGGCGCTTGTACAAAGCCACCGCATCATAGACAAAATGCTGCTCCAACACCGAGCGAATCCACTGCTGCCAATCCAGGCGGCGATCCGGCTTCTCCCAAAACTTGGTCAGCATATCAATCGCATCAGCATTGGCCCTACGCGCTTGCCGGCGCTTGTCCCCGGCCACCTTAGGCTGGATGTTCCAGCGCAGTGATTCGATCTGATCCTTACGAGTCTCCAGCACCATGCGCAGAATTGGTGACACATGCGACAAGTGCTTCAAACGCGAGAAGGACATTGGCTCCCATGCACGCGGGAGATAATTCAAGTTGAACGCCACCGGGAAATCCCAAAGCCGCCCCTTGACCTCGGGGGCCATCGGCTGGAGCGGCTGCATGGGCGACATCCACGTCTGCGGTGTCACCCCCGCGATCGTGTAGCGCACCGCCTGGGTCAGGCGTTGCCGAAAGCCGGGATTGGGTTTGGGCAGATCAGACATGCAATCGCCCTTTTTACGAGATCAGTTCCAACTCGATCGCCAGCGGTCGGCCGTTGTGCTGGCCCAACACGAAGCTCGCCCGTTGGCCGCATTCCAACTCAGTCACGCCCAACGCCTCCACCGCGGTACGGTGGACGAATAAATCGCGCCCGGCCGGGGCTAGCATCGGGTCATCAGGCACGATGAATCCCCAGCCATAGCCGGGGTCAGAGCGATAAAACCGCACCGTCCCGAGATGACGGGTCTCGCCGGCATCGGTCTCAGGCGGTGGATCATCAGGTGGTGTAAGATGGTTCGGCATGCGGGTCAGCCTTGAATATCGCGCTTCTGGCGCAGCACACGATCGATGTCAGATTGGGTAGGCATCTTGGTGAGCGACCGGCGCAGCTCGCGGCGGCGACGGCGTTGGTCCTGCTCCAGGTAAGTCTTCAGCACCACCTCGTAGTCGAGCGGATGCAAGGTAATGGCGTCGGCGTGGACGATCGGCACCGGCTCACCAATGCGAAACACGCCCAGAAGCTTGCCCTTGGCATAAAGCGCTTGCACGCCCTCAGGAATCTCTGACGACTTGCGCACAACCAAACCGTTGATCTCGCGCGGCGCATAGCCCACGGGTTTGCGGGTTTTTTCCATGACAAATTTGATCCTTGAGTCAAGCGGCGCCAGGCCGCACGGCAGCTCTGCCAGCTAAAACAATATCTTAGCGCGCTGGCGCTTAATTACTTGAAAGTGAATAAGGCCGACAAGCCGACTGCCAGTATATACAAATTGCTAGCCTTAAGGGTGGTGGGGAGGCCATGCTCCAGGTGAAACCCAGAAAACCCATGCTTCCCCACCATTCTAAGGTCCGGTCTTCTTTCCAGGGGCGCCATCCGCGCGCCCCACGCGATCATAAAAAATCAAAAATCGCGCAAATGCGTCAAACTCTCGGCCATCGGTATCACGTTACCTTGCGCCAGAGCAGCTACCGCTTCATCAAGTCGGCGATCGCGAAACTGACAAAGCCAGAGCACATTTTCATCTAAACTCAAGCGGCGCACCCGCGTCATCTCGGCGCGCAACGCCCGCTCCAGTGCAGGGTGTTGGGTGGTCAGTCCGTCCGCGATAATGCGCGAAAAGCGGCTCATGGATGATGCCCCCACAGGCTCAGCAGCACCAACAGCGTGCCGAACCAGAACATGACGATGCCCAGCAAGACCAAGAAGGCATTTTCGCGGCGCTGTTGGAGTCGCCGGCGTTGGGAATCGTGCATCCAAGGCTTTGTCTTCTCCTGGCGCTTGGCCCATTCCGCGTTCGACTGTTCGATCCAGTCCTTATTCGATTCATCGCTCATCATTCCAACTCCCGGCGCAGGCACCGATCAAGAATTGATCCAGCACTCACCGGCGCCAGCACGATGATATCGTAAGGGTGCCGCCAGTAGCCGTAGCCCCCTTGCTGCGCCCGCTCGAAGATCTCCGCGCGCTGCGGGGCATGGTGGCGCGGCACATCAAAGCAATGGGCGTCATCAATGGCAATGATGTGCACCCAAGGTGAGGTATTGATGATATCCAACTCGTCAAGCAGCGGCCAATCATCGACCGCGCCAAATTGTGGCGCGGCGACATGCGCATCCAGCCAGAAGAATGATTGCCGCCCGAGAGACGCCACCAGGCCCGGCAGCAGGGTGCGCGAATCGCCCAGCCAGAACGTGATGTTGGCGCAGCCCTGCTCCTGGCAATTGGCGCGGCCGCCGGCCTGAAACGCCGGATTGATCTCGATGGTGTGAACCTCATCGAACATCTGCGACGCCAAGCGCGTACTGCGGCCATCATAGGTGCCGGTCTCGACACAAATTTGCAGCGCATACTGCTTGATTAACGGCAGCAACACCACGTCCAGCGGCGGGTCGGCCAAACAGCCCATGTCTAGCACCTCGCTCTTCTATACGAATCGCCGTTAAGGCGACGAAGGGAAGAAGTGTTTGGGTTCCGGCGGCTTCTTCCAACACAATAAGTAATGCTGCTGACACAAGTCGCGGCGGAAGGTCGGCGCATCGCAATACAAGCCGGTCGGCCGCTCCTTGTTATTCCACAACGGGTAGCGGCAGGTGGCCGAGGGTTGCAGGCGCGTTTGAGTTTCATACAAAGGACGAATGAACCCCAAACCGTCGCGACGCCCTTGTTTATTGGCGCGCTCAACGGCAAGCGAACGCTTGGCTTGCCGCTCACGATAGGTTTCCTTCGGTGGGTTGCCAGACTTGATCGGCGATGGGCGAGGGGTGAGGCGCATCGCACGCACGTGGCGGCGCACGCTCGACATAGTACGATGCACCTGCCGGCCGATCTCACACACCGGGACGCCAGCTTGCCAAAGTGTGCGCACCGCATCGGTTTGGGCCTGAGTCCAAGTGAAACGGCGATCCATCAGTAAGTCTGGTCTGGAGCAAAACAACGAATATGGGTCTCAACGGTCGATCCATCGGCGCTGCTTCGCCGAATGATGTAGCCGCTCCACCAAGCGATGCCGCTGCCTGTCGGGTTCATGGTGTGCAGCACCGCCTCTTTCTCCACAGTGTAGTAAACCCCAGCCTGCGGCTTCTCCTCGGTGATCACCGTCTCCGGATGCAGGAAAGTGACTTCATAGTGATCACCATTGATCCGCCAATTAACCATGCGGCCATCGGCCAACGAGCAACAGGCGCCCAGATCGCTGGATTGCGAGAGGAACCACCCGCCGTACTCGCGCATTCGCTGCTCTTCCTCACTGCCTGAGGGGGCCGGCGCGCCATGAGCAGCGGCAAACACAAGCAACGCGCTACCAACGGTCAGGTGAATCAGCGTACGCATGGCCATTCTCCCATTATTCGTATATGTCACCGTATACGTAACAATCCGCTGTCGCAGCCGCCCCTTCCGCGGTGGTGAGCGACAGATATATACTATATACGCCGCCCACCACGGCCCATGCCGATGCCGGATAAACAATGTTGGCCGACACCAAGGTCAGGTCAAGCGCCAGCGCGCCGGTGGTGACTGCGGTGAAAGCCTGGGTCGCGGCGACGATGGCGGTGCCACCCTTGGCCGTGGTCGGGTAAATGCCTCCGGCCGCAGTGGCCAGGGTGTGACTGGCATTGAGCACGCTGATTCGGGTCAGACGCACGGATGCGCCGCCCGGGATGAACAAGGGGATCGCCTGGTCAGTAGTAACGTTGAAATTGGCCCCCAGCAGCTTGCCGATGTAAGGTGAGAAGAATGGGACCGCGCCCGAGGCGATGAGGTCGGCGGCATCCTGGCCACTGGCCGGGGCGGTGATATGGCCATTGATGTCGGGCGTGTAGAGCACCCCCGAGCGCGGAAGAATCGCCTGATTGACGCTCGGCGCCACCCAGATTGTATTACGAACTTGTGCCATCAGCGGTACTCCTTACCACGGTGCGGGTTTTTCATGACAAGAGACAGCCAGCCATCGCCCAGTTCGGTAAATTCTTCGACCCATCCCCGCGCCATCGCCATCGCTTCGATCGCCGGGCGTGTAGCAGCCAACACAGTCTCGCGGATCACAGGCTGACCGATGACCATCTGGTGCCAGATCACGCCACAGGCAAAGCCGTGGGTGAACCCCGGCGATTGCTCGGGGAACACGAACACGCGGTGCGCACGCGGCGCGGGAAGGCCGGGGCTTGGCATGGTCTGACTCAGGGTTACCTTCGGTCAAACAAGAAAGTATTGGCTTTCCACCAAATTGCCGGGTTTGCCCGCTGCGCTCCGCGGTCGAGACGATGTTGCCATCAAGGTACCACCGGACTATAAGTGCGGCCCACACGACGGGCGATGACGAGAGCAGGCACATTCTGCATCCACAATTGCCGCAAGAGATCAGTATCGGCAGTCGACCAGTAATTGTTCATTGCATTCCTATTTTAATCTGCGACGACCCGCTCCATGGACGCGTCGGCGCGCCAGAGAAAACCTGAATCGTCGCGCAAGCGCCGACGCATAAGGGTGACATAGGCGGGATTAAGCTCAATCAACACGGCGTGACGCCCCAGGCGGTTGGCGACGAGGCCGGTGGTGCCCGCGCCGGCGAAAGGATCAAGGATCGTACAAGGCACCGGATCGCCGGCGGCACAGGCGCAGCCCGGAAACCATGCGGTCTCGCCGCGTACCCGCAAGCCGGCCAGGATGCGGCGCTTAACATCGCTGGCGTTCTGCACGCCCGCCAGGGCATAGGGCTTGGTGGCCTGCCCCTCGTACCCGCCATCAGCGTTGCCGCCACAGGCGGCCTGCCATTGGGCGTCGGGAGGGCCTTTTGTCACAGTGCCGACCCAGGGCGCGCGGCATTGGGGGCAGCAACCTTGTGCGCTGGAGCCGGCGGCGATGCAGCGCCTCGTCATACGGCAGGGTGCAGGTGGGGCCGAAGCGGATGATGCGCTCGCCGTCGCTTTCCACCCAGGCCGCGTCCACCCCATCCAGCGAGGTGCCGCTCATCAACCCGATCGCCCGCATTCCCCCTCCCCCCACGCTATGCTATGCGAAGGCGACAGCCGCGGAACCGCCCGATGCCCAGCAGTGACTTTCTACACGAAGCCAGCGAACGCGGCTTCATCCATCAATGCACCGACACCGAAGGGTTGGACGCGGCACTGCGCGCGGGATCGGTTGGCGGCTATATCGGCTTTGATTGCACCGCCGACAGCCTCCATGTCGGCAGTCTGGTACAGATCATGCTGCTGCGGCTGATGCAGCGCCACGGGCATCGGCCGGTGGTGCTGATGGGCGGGGGCACCACGCGCATCGGCGATCCTTCCGGCAAGGATGAGGCGCGGCAATTGCTGTCCGACGCGCAAATCACCGCCAACATGGCCGGCATTCGCCGCACCTTCGATCCCTTCCTGCGCTTCGGCACCGGGCAGGGCGATGCGATGATGGTCAACAATGCCGATTGGCTGGATGGCCTCGGCTACATTCCGCTGCTGCGCGACGTGGGGGTGCATTTCACCATCAGCCGCATGCTGGGTTTTGAATCCGTGCAGCTTCGCCTGGCGCGTGAGCAGCCGCTGACCTTCCTCGAATTCAATTACATGATTTTGCAAGCGTACGATTTTCGCGAACTGTTTCGCCGCCACGGCGCGGTGCTGCAAATGGGTGGCTCCGACCAATGGGGCAACATCGTCTGCGGCATCGAACTGGCCCGCCGCACCGACAACGCGGCGCTCTTCGGCCTCACCACGCCGCTGATCACCACCGCATCGGGTGCGAAGATGGGCAAGACCGCGCGTGGTGCGGTGTGGCTGACGGCGGATCGCACCAGTGCCTATGACTATTGGCAATTCTGGCGCAACACCGAAGACGCCGATGTCGGCCGCTTTTTGCGCCTGTTCACCGATTTGCCGCTGGCGGAGGTGGCGCGGCTGGAAGCGCTCGGTGGCGCCGAGATCAACGCGGCGAAGAAAATCCTCGCGACCGAAGCCACCAAGTTGGCGCATGGACAACAGGCGGCGGAACAAGCGGCAGCGACGGCGAGCGAGACGTTCGAGGTAGGCAGCATCGCCGCCGATCTGCCAACCATTACCGTGGCGCGCGCCGAACTGGCCGCCGGCATTCCCGCTTTCCGGCTGTTCGCGCAAGCCGGCTTGGCGGAAAGCGGTGGCGAGGCGCGGCGGTTGATCCGTGGCGGTGGCGCGCGGGTGAACGATTCGCCGGTGGCGGCTGAAGCGCAGCCGATCACGTTGGCGGATTTGCACGACGGCGCCATCAAACTCTCCGCCGGGCGCAAGCATCATCGTTTGGTTCGCGTGGCCGGCGAATGATGGCGCTATCCCGCTTTCTGCTGCTGGCACTGCTGATACTGCCCGCCGGCGTGGCGCGGGCGGATAGCGGGGCGCTGTGGCGCATCGTGAACGGGCGCTGCGTGCCCGACCAGCAAGATCACGCCAATCCCGCCCCGTGCGAGGCGGTGGCGCTGGACGGCGGCTGGGCGGCGCTGAAGGATATTGTCGGCACCACACAATTTCTGCTGATCCCCACCGCGCGCCTTGCGGCGATGCGTTGGGGGAAGAGCTAGATCGACAGGTTGTCGATCTAGCTTGATGATCGACAGGTTGTCGATCTAGCTCTTCGACAGACGAATTGTCTGTCGTGTATCTCCATAGACATATTGTCTATGGAGTCCCGATCATGAACACAAAGCAGATGGTTGACGAGATCGTCGACCGATCCCAAGAAATTCTGGGAGAAGGCCAATCTGATCAATATTGTCATAATCACGCAAATTATAGTAAGGCTGACTGGTCACAACGCAATGAACGCTTTGGTCAGGCAGATCTGCCAATTGTTGGCGGCAATCACCCATCAGTATGTCGACCGTCATGCGGCAACCAGGATCAATTGCATGTATCGCGCAACGCCTTGTGGAGCGGCAGCGCCGCTTGTGCACGATACCACTCAGCAAGTTTCTTGTGCCTTGACGCCAGCGCGAGGTGACGGGCGGCCTCGGCCTCATGCAGATCGGACAGCAAAGACAGCATCGGCGACTGCGCGTCCGCCAATACTGAGGTTTGCACATGCCGCCGCGCGCGCTTGGATAATCGGAACGCGCGGCGCAACACGCTCGCGGTCTCTGGCCGGGCGTCGCCCACAGGATCCACCGCCGGCTTGCGCGGCGTCTTGGGCGTGCTAGGCATCTTGGCGAACCGCTCGGTATCCAGATCGTCGAGGATCTTAAAGGTGCTCCGACCGCCAGGCCGAGAATAGTTCTGGACCACCCCAGCCCCCGGCACGCCGAGCGGCTCGTAATCGGACGGCAAGCCGCCCTGGCCGCCGGCGGTCACGCTGGTATGCTCCTCCACTTTAGACGGAAACCACGATGCCATGATCCACTCCCCTCATTCAGTTATACGAGAAGACAACACGCGCCGGCACGCATCTGCTAATACCAACCAAAACAAAGGCCGACGCCGGCGCGAGAGAGGCGCACCAGGTAGCCCCGTCCACCCATTCGACGGAGGCGGTGGACGGGGTTGGGAACCAAGGCTGTCGTTCAAGCACGCTTGCCATTGCTGGCAATGAAGTTCTCCAAGTGGCCGCGGGCGGTGTTGGGCTGCATCGGCACGCCCGCCACGCGCGGATGCGCAGCCAACAGGCCGACCGCGAACTCAATCACCGGGATCAAGGTCGCCAGGCCCGACAAGGCAGTCTGGAAAGCGGAAGGCAAACCCACACCACTCAAAGCTTGGATGATGCTGCTGGCATCCGCGGCAAGCTGCTGCACCCAGGTCTGTTGCGCCGGCGCTGCGGCAGCCGTTGAGAAGGCAACCGCGACCTGATGCACCGCCGAAGCGGCTTCTTGGATCGTGGCAACGGTCGCTGCCGAGACCACACTGCCCAGGCCGCCCAAACCACTGGCAATGACCTGGATGGCACCGTCAACCAAAGTAATATCAGAGGCCACTTGAGCGTTGGCAGCCGGGGTCGGCGTGGGAGTGGGCGTCGGGAATAACGTCGAGCAAGCACCCAAGCCGAGCATGGTACTGCCCAGCAAGGCCGTGCGTCGCGAGATGTTGGTCATGATTTTGTGTCCTTCTGTTTCACAAAGGCACGATCACCCTGGGCCGGGTTGGAGGCTGCTGCGGCAGATCGCGATACGACGCCAGGATTTCGACAGTATTCAACAATTCCAGCTTGGCGCAGTCATTGGCTCTCTCGGGCAGGCAAGGCGCGGATGATGGCCGCGGCATCGGAGGAACCCGCCAGGATGTCGCTCAATGCTTTGCTCTGCGCTTCCAGCAGATCGGTCATCGCACTCACCACATATTCCAAGCGCCGAAGCCGAGGACACTACTCGTCAGTCTGGTTATAATACACCCGCCAGGCCTCGTTCACTATGGCCAGGGCTTTGTCTATGGAAGCGGGCATTACCGCAGCGACTCCGGGAGCGTGCCATCAATCCCCATCAGGGCAGCAGCGATCGTCTCGCGCTTGGGATCGTCAGGCAGCAGCCGCAACCATGCGGTCACCAGTTGCGACTTAGTAAGCGCGGTAATGGCCATACGCTGCGCCTCGACCAGCTCGACCAACGCCAAGACCAGGTGCTCCAACAGCCGGTGATGTTCCTCGCCGGTGGTGGTGACCGGCGCTTGCAACTTCTCCTGGCAGCTGCGCACGCGCAGCGCTAGGGCGGCCAAGGAGGGCGGGGGTGCGGAGTCGGTCATGCGCCTTTCACCGGGATAAATTCGAGCGCGCGTTTGAAAAAGTCGTACCCACAAAAAAGCCTTCTGCTCTTACGAAGCCCTAAGTTTTTCCATTTCACGCATTTTCTTTTGATCTGCTTCTAGCTCGGAAAACTTCGCCTCCACCATTTCGCCATCCCATAGCTCACCTTCGTAATCCAGATCGCGGTCAGGTAGCGCCGAGAACAATTCTCGCCATCCTTCAGTTTCCGCCTGGGTGCCACTCTGATTCACGAGATGCTTACGAGTTTGCCACGCCAATATGTCAGCCGCCTGAAGCAGGTAATAGTGGCGCGCATCACCAAAGCTGATTGCTGCGACGCGACTTGCCATGCGTGGGTCCCGCTTATTGATGTGCTCAAGCAGCCGCAGCCTAGGCCGAGCGAACTGATAATCCCGGTTAAACACCAGTTCTATGGCGTCGCGCTCCTGGGCTTGATCTAGCCGATCGATGATCCGCCGCAGGAGTCGTTGAAAGCAGAACTCCTGAGCATCACCAAACGACTTGCGCCTTTGGCTTGAAAGCTTGCGCCATACGTCCGCATCAACCGCCACACCGAATCCGATCAGCTGCGAATCCTTAATTGCCCCAATGAACTCGCTCAGAACGCGGTGACCATAGTTTAGTGCCCATTTCTTTTCTCGTCGCGTTCCTTCCCAATCCTTCATATGTACGGCTGGAATGCCATGACGCATAAGCAAATGGCGCCACCGTTGCTGAAAGCCCCACCACACCTGATCGTGAGCGAGATAACCAGCGATACACACGAATCTGTGGTCGCCCTGGCTTTCTTTTCCACTATCGTCAAAGAAGGCTTCGATCACGACTCGATACTCCGGACGGATGAGGGCCGACCGGAACGCAGGACGCCAGCCGGGCGCGCTCATGGTGCGCTCCCGATCATAGCACGAATGGGAACGTGAAGTATAATATCGCCGATCCAAGGCTGGTTGATCAGAATCGTCGGTCATAAGTGGATCCTCTACGATTGAATGGCGCTCCTAGCCTTATATACGATGGTGGCCAAATATACGATGGTGGCCAAACGCCGCATCCAGCCAAGGCCAAAGCGATCAAACCCGGCGGCCAGGGCGTAGGCCAGGGCGCGCTGCGCCACCAGCTCGATAAACAGTGCTTCGGGATCGGCCGCGGCGATCGCCGCCCTTGAGATTGGGCCGATCGTGCCATCAACATCCACGCCCACCGCCGCTTGCACCAGACGGGCGATGCGCGCCACTCCTTGGTTGACCGCGCCATCGAACGCCAACACGGCCAGATCACCCGGCATGACGTCGGCGCCGATCGGCACCCAATAATCTGTCAAATAGATCGCCTGCGCGTCGGCCAAGGTCAGGTTGACGATGTCAAGCGTCGGGTAGGACTTGGCGCTGATACCGTATTTGGTGCCTTTAAGCTCGCCAACTCCCTGCGCGCCGCCGGTCCAGTTACCGGCATCGACGGGGTTATTGTCAAAACCCCCTTCGACATTGACCACCGCCGGGAAGGCGATGGCGGTGAAAAAGTCGGCGGTGGCCGCGCGCACGACCCCAAGCTTGGAGTCGGCGGTAGTGACCACGCCGGGACTGTGCGCGCCACCGCTCATAGCACGAACCTCGCACCACAACAACGACAAGCCTGCACATGAAAAAACGTGGGATGGCTCAGAACACAATCTTGACGATCGTGTTTCCGGCCATCCACGTATTCTCGTACCCAGGGTATACCCACATCTTGAACCCCACTCGCCCAACGGCGTTGCCCCCACCCCAACCAGCGCCAGCGCTTGCAGGCGTAGACTGGGTACCAAGCGAACCATTCTTGCCACCGATCGGCTTGTGACAGAAGGCCAAAGCGCTGGGCAACAGCAGCGTGCGAAGCGTCATCGATCATGCGGCCACCGGCTCCGGTCGTGCCTTGGCGCGCTTCATGGCGCGCTCCAAGCGCGCTGACACCAAAGCGATATCGGACGGAGGTGCTTGGTTACCCATACAAATTGCTTCGTCCAGCAGGGCAACAGCGGCCGTCCACAGAGTCCGTGTCCAGACCTCCGACGATGCAAACGATGCAAAAAGACGGTTCGTCCGATTGAATCGAGAGGAGAACTTCAATAAAAAGTGAGTACCAAGACAGGCAGAATAAAGAATATTCAACCAGCTCATACTGCGCACCAGAAGGGTCTCTGGTGCTTTCAGTGCATCTCGCTCGGTCAGATACGGGATCAGCTCTAGCACAACCTTTCGCACTTTACCAGACACCCAAAACGAGTCACGCGTGGACAGCGCGCTGATCACACATTGGGCATCATGCCAGGTCGTAATTCCAGCAAAGCTCGGCGACAAAGACGAGCAATCTGTGGCGTCCAACACCAGCGGCGCCAGTCGCTTCAATATTCCAAAAGCCAGAAACTGGGTACGCTGTAATTCAACGGCTTTCCGATCAGCAGTGCCAGCCAAACGAGTCACGAACGACAGCAGCAGTTCTTGCCGAAGATAGTCCGGCATCGCGTCATTTAACAAAAGCGCAAAACCACTAATAGGACGCGAAAAGCAGGGTGGAAAATCGGACGTCGTACTGATGCTCCGATACTTCATCCCCGCCGCCACGACGGCCGCCTCATTAATGCACGTCCCGCCATCCGGCCCAGGGAATTCGTGCGAGCCCTCAAGGAGGCGCCAATTGCTAATAGAATCGAAGTTCATGGGGTAGTCCTCCTTGAAATCGTTATAGATCGAGCCACCAACAAAGCATCAGTTTGCATGTCAGCCTTCCGCCCAAGGGTCGGGTTGCCGGCGCGCCGATATGACGTTGCCCTGCGGGTCGAGCGGGAGGTCCAGCTGAAGGGTCAAAGGAGCGGCATCTGCAAAGAGAAATTCCCTCGCATTTTCCAGCAGAATGGTATAAAGCAAAGCAGCCACTTCCGTATTATAGATTTCCAAATAAGCCCGCGGCAGCACGCCCTCCCAAAGCACCTTCAGCGATGCGCTTACACCATCATGGGCCAAGTACAGCGGTCGCTGGCCGGGGCGATCGCGCCGATAGACGGTACCCAGGCCGGGCTGCTGACCAATGTCCACATCGTGGGTCGGGTCCGGCTCAACAAACCGCGCGGGGCGAACGATCGTCTGGTTATCTCCCTGCTCAACCATTCACAACCTCCGCCACCGAATGCAGTGCTGCGACAACCCTGGCGGCGTGCGCTGTCTCCACCTTGAAAGTGACCATCACTTGTTTCCTTCTCGCTCAGAGGGTCCCTGTTCGCGTTAGGCATACCAGGCGCCGCCAAAAGGACGGACCACGAACGAGGGCCCGGTTTTCGATGTGCTGCTCGGCCTCACGGGCGCGCTCCCGACGCGTTTCCTCGCGCAGCGCCTCGCGCTCGCGGCGTGACTCCTCGACCACGGCGGCCAGCAACGTACTGCGCTCGACCGTCGAGGTATCCCATACCACCACACCACCACCAATTTCATCAGACAAGTAAATATGGCAGCCGCCATCAGCAGCCTGACGATACAGCCTGTGGCCGTTGGGCAGCCGGCCCAGTGGATGGGCGTCGTCGGACATGGTCAGCATCAGAGTCTCCAATACAAAATTCCAAACGCGGCCAGGAAGCCCAAGTAGACCAGGATGAACCCAAGCGTATGGAACAAGCCGGTCCACTGGGTGGCGCGCCGGCGGGCGCGTTCTTCGTGCAGGATGCGCAAGATCACAGCGTCATTCATCGGCGTACCGGCCCAAGATCAACAATCTCTCTGGTCCGATGCTGTTCCTTGTAGTTCATCACGCTGTTTCCTAAGGAACGAAATCGGTTTGTAATCAGAAGCGACCGGGGCGCAGCATCGGCGCGGGTGGCGGAGGCCGCTCTCGTATCGACGAGACAGGTGGGTTGAGGCCACCCTTGCGAACCATGCCTTCGCGCAAGAAAGAGGTCGGTTTGGCCGGGGGTGGCATGGCAGTCCGCCAACGGTGATAGAGGCTTCCCAGGACGAAGCCCGACCCCCACAGGCAGACGAAGCCATCGCTGCACCCCCCAGACCAAGAGGGCCAAGACCCACCCCAGTATGAAGCCGAACAGCAGCGCGACCCAGACCGTATCCAGCGGCAGCACCGACCAAGGAGGCAGCTCAACGAGCATGATGAGCGGCGTAGGCTGTCCAACAGACCCAGGCCACCACGGCCAAGACCAGCACACCCCAGATGATGAGCCGCGTCCTACGGCCAGACGCCTCTCGCGCGCCTTGTCCAGACACGGCGCTATCAGCCAAGCCTTCTGGGGTGTGGACCGGATCATCGAAGGGGCGCGTGAGCGGCGCAGCGCCCGTCATCTGCTCCGCAATCGCTTTGTGTGCGCGCTTGCGCGCCAAGGGCTTCTTGATCGCCGCAGCCAGCTTTTTCAGCCCTGGTTTTTTGGCAACGTATTTGCTCTTAACCACAATATTAACCCTCCGGGTTACAGCAGCACGTCAGTCCTGCGTGTCGAGTCGTGAGACAGACGAGGCAAAAGGCGTATCTTTTGTGCTCACCGCCGCCGCATCCGCCGAGCAGCGGATCGCCACTAACCCGCGCATCTCCACTGCCCGCAACATCTCCCGGTGCACCTCCACAAAGTACTTCTCCGCGAGCCAAAGTTTGCTCCCCAGCGCACCACAACCCAAAGCCATGGTATTGAAAAATCTCTCCAAAATTAAAAGATCATAATTGGAAACCGGCAATTGGTTGTGCCAGCGTGATAAGAGCTCAGAGCTAGGAATTTGCATTGGGTGGGTCTCTTGTGAACGTTAGTAACTGGATTGTATGTGCACGTGACTGTGTTATCAAGCCCGTTTTCGTACTTCGTAAACACACTTTGGGGTAGTGTCTCAGTTTGAATTGTAACAGTCCGATCGCCGCTTGACGCACCTATCGCGTCCGCCCCGCGCTTCCTATATGCTTAGCGGGAAGCATGGAGACCGAAGATGCCAAGATATGCGATTGCATTCGAACTAACGCCCTCCGTCATGGCGGCGAAGCGTTGGGGGAAGAGCTAGATCGACAAGTTGTCGATCTAGGCTATCGTCACCATAACCGGAACGGCTCATTGAAGTGCCCTTTCTACGATCACCCGTCCAACCATCAGGCCGAAGGCGAAGCTGGCGAAGCCGAAGGCCACAACGGAGAGCACCAACACCAACCGCTCGAATTTGGTGGCAGCCCGCGGTTGCGGCAGCAGATCCTTGAGGCGGCGCATCTCGGCCGCCAGCTCGGCGGCATGGGTCGCGTGATCTTCGATCTCTTTGCGCCAGATCGCCAGCTCGTCTTCGATCTGCAAGCGCTCGCGGTGGATGCGTTCCTCGCGCTCGACCCACTCTGGCTCTTTGGAGTCAGGGGTCACCACTGGCTGGCCGCCGCGTGCAAAATGCCATCAGCCATTTCCGCCACCGACAAGCCCTCGCGAAATTCGTCGTGCACATCACCCACCAGCCGCGCCGTTTCATCGAGCGGCATGGCCACGCCACGGGCGACAATACCAACCACCTCGGTCAGATATTGGTCATAAGTCATGAACCCCTCCACGACAGGATCGGCCGCTGCCGGGCCGGCGCCGATCGCCTCGTCCCCGCCCCAATGGGCCATGCGCAAGCACCAGTCTTTCAGAAACGTGGTTTTCATAACTCGATCGTCTCCTCGACCTGGACGCACCCAGCCTGAATCAGGCCGGCCAAGTGCCTCGGGTGTGCTTCTATAGACGCATCACCATCGGAGACGTAGCGCTTTCCCTGGCCGTCGGGGCCAGTTACATAATAAGCCATGAATGGATCGGGCGCCTTGAGCTTGATTAAAGCTTGGTCCAGCGCGGTTTGCAACCGGATGCCGGGGGCGGTCGCGGCGATCTCCTCATCACGCTTCACAATCCGTTCGTGCCGCGATTTATAATAATCAACCCAGCCCGAGGCATTCTCGCCCAGCATCAACTCGGTCAACGCCCACACCAACGCATCGCAGCGATTCGGCGAACCCAATCCCGTAAACCCACTATCCGAAAAGCTCACTTGCTCGTCCTCAAGGGCATCGAAACGACCGACATGATGCACCTTGCCCTGCGCATACAGCGCCGACACCGGCTCGGCCCGCTGCACCTTGCCACGGCTGGCCGTCACCAGCGTCACCGGCACGCTGCCATCAACGGTGCGAATAACATATTCGACCATGGCGCCGCCGAAATTGACCTCGGCCACGATGCGGTCGGCCTTGTGCGCATGATAGGCGGCTACCGCAGCGCGCCCCCACTCATTGGGACCAGCCAGCAGTGTGTCATCGGCCAGCACATAGGCATGGCCATCGGCGCCGCGACCCACCACCACAATGCCGATCGGATCATGTCCCAGATCGAGGGAGTTGGCGGCGCCGGACGGGTCAACCCCGACCACCACCCGCTGCAACGGCGGCAATTCGGCGCGGGTGATGCGGCAAGCCTCCAGCCCGGTGAAGGTCCACAGAGCGCTGGCGACCTCGTCGACATAGACACCATCGCGGAAGCGTGCACGGATCCGCGCCGGCATGGCATCCAGCGAGGCCAGATAATCAGGATCGAGATGCTCGGCGTGGTCGCGCGGATTGAGGTAAAAGCGCTTGTAGTTGTGCGGATCATCCAGCTTGTGTTTGGTGAGCGGGTTGCGGTGCTCGCCGAACAGCATATTGGTCCAGTGGCCGAGCCCGAGCGGGTTCAAATCGTAATAGGCGCGCTGACGCATGCCCGCGACCTTGGCAGCCAAACGGCTCAGCGCAATTAATACCGAATTATACGGTATCTCGCTGCATTCATTGAAGAAAATACTCAAATATTCCTTGCCGAGGATCTTATCGACTCGACTCTTTTCATCCAAACCACCCAACCAGATCTGCGATCCGGTATCCAACAACTCAAGATAATGATCGGACAGGTGCATGCGATGCCGCAATCCTTGCGGCCAGAAGTGATTGATCACGAAAGGGATGGTTTGCAGCCCGACGCTGGGCCAAACGCTGTTTTGACGAAACCGCAAGATGGCTTGCGTGCAGGGGACGACCAAACCGCGGATGATCATGGCGCGGACGATCAGGGCAGTCTTGCCCGAGCGGGCGCCGCCGACCAGGCACAGATGGCGGGCAGGTGAGCCCAGCAACTCATCGTTGGCTTGCGCCTGCTTGAGTGTCAGCAGATGGAGGCCGCAATCGCCCTGTTCGGCTAGCATGATCGGACTCAGGAGGTGATGGTGGGGGACACGGAGGCGCGGACCAGGCGATTGGCCTGCTGCTGCGCCAATTGACTGAACGATTTCAGCAGCGCCCCCCAGGCGTCGGGGCTCGGGGCGCAGATCACCAGGTCGCCGACGAACTGGCCGGTCGACGTGGTGCATACCAACCGCCAGGTGTTGGGGCTGATCTGGAAGGGAATGGCATTGATGGAGACTTCACCGAGGAGGGCCATTGCGGGACTTTCGTAGGGTCGAAATCGGGCGAACGTATAGAGGGGAGAGAGACCACAATCTGGGGTTCGCCTCGTAGCCCAGGTCAGCCGTCCCCGCGCAGCGGGAGCCGAGAGTCCCTGTGGTTAGCCCACCCCCGCCCCCCTGCTGCCCGCCGGGTGCCTGTTCATGGCCACCGGGATGGAAGGCGGGGGTGCCTAAGAAGCCGCCTTGACGGGCCCCTGTGGGGCTGCGGGGCGGTGGGGGGGTCGGCGAGCCAACTCCTGCCCCCTGGCCCGGCCGGGTGTCTGTCGTCGCTCGGCGGGTGAGCCAAGTGAAGCCGGAACGCTGACGAGCAACTTCACCCCACCAGCAGAATATATTCGCAGATTGATCACAGATCATTTTCTGGGGGCGGGTTGTAGCGGCCGGTCTGAGGGGAATGCGTTTGAATGCACCAGGGTGTGGGGGCACCCCCCTGGGTGGTGAAAGCAATCACCACGGCGCACACGACAGCACGACGCCGATTGTCCGAATTGACAGGCTGGCACGTCGCTCCTTCTGGGGATCAAGCCTGCTGGAAGCGGCTGCTTGACCTTCGGAAGGGGCACTGTACCTCCCGAACCGATTGACCCCCTAGATAATGTCATATACCATATAATTAATAACAAGATCTAGATGCCTTAGAGGAGCGCCTAAAAGGCGCTTGCTTAGCATGGCAAATCAATCGGTTAACTTATAACTCACTGCCTTTAAGGAGGGCGGGCTCTGCCCGCTTTGTTTCTTGATCGGGCACCCTTGCACCTGAGTCACTTTAATGTGAATAGGGCTGGCAAGCTGGCTTCCATTATATACAAACCGCTAGCCTTAAGGCTAGCGGGAAGGCTATTAGCTTCGTGAAAGCCATTAAAGCGCTGCTTCCCCGCCATTTTAGGGGTCAGACTTCTTTCCTTTGACTCCGGTCCTAAAACCGGGTTTTACATCAGTTTTTGTATCGACATCAATGGCGTGCTCTGCCCAAAGCGGACATGTACACTTTAGGGCTTGACATCATCTAATAGACCCATTAAGTTACTCCCATGAGCGCGGCAATGGGCCGGCTCCTAATGGGAGACGAAAGATGAACCGGAACTACACTCACCCGACTATCGACCAGCAATGGGCGCTGAGCCGTGAGACGCACGAAGCGGTCGCGACGGCGATCCATGCTATTGCCGACAGCCGCCGTAGCGCCCAAACGATCTGGGAAGCGCCGACACAGGCGGAGTTGGACCAGGTAACGATGGCCGTTGAGGAATACATCCGCCACGGTGATTTTTCTGCTGAGCCTGACGGGCGCTACCAATGGGGTTTCGAGACCATCCGCCTCGACCAGCCGGCTGAAGGCTAAGCCATGACCGGCATCGTCGAAATCTATCGGCGCTACCCGACCAAAGAGGACTGCATCGCGCATCTCGAAAAGGTGCGCTGGAATGACAAGCCGCTCTGCCCCTACTGCGGGGCAGAGCGCGTCTCGCGCCATCGTGAGGCGCTGCGGGATGACCGATGGCAATGTCAGCGGTGCGAGCGCTCTTTCTCGGTCACGGTCGGGACCATCTTCCATCAAACGCACGTCGATTTGCAGCGCTGGTTTCTGCTGATCTCGCTCATGCTGTCGGCCAAGAAAGGGTTGTCTGCGATGCAGGCCGCGCGTGACCTGGAGATGCGTCGCCCGACCGTGTGGAGTATGATGCATCGCATCCGCAAGGCGCTCGCTGATGACGGCAAGCTCCTGGCCGGCATCGTTGCGATGGACGAAACCTATGTCGCAGGCAAACCTCGCAAGCGCAACCGGCGCAGCGACGATCCGCTCTACGGCTCGACGCACACCAACACGATCGACGGGACTTTTGGGCGCTGGTGAAGCGCGCGATCTACGGCCAGTTCCACCATGTCAGCCGGAAGTACCTGCCGCTGTACCTGGACGAGATCACTTGGCGCTTCAATCAGCGCAGCAACCCCGGCGCCTTCGACCATGCGCTGCATGTTGCGGTCAAGCCCTAAAGCGCACATGTCCGCTTCATACAGCGTGGCGGTGCCGACGATGCGCGGGGCCGCGATGGTTGGAGGCATTGCTGATCCTGACTGAGTCCTGATCTCTTATACGAAAAGGACTCGCCCCGGAAAAGGATCGACCCAGGACATCAAGGGCACTTGCTGTCCCGGGCCGACAAGGTGAGGGAGGAACCAATGACACCACGGGTGCCCTGCTGACAGGGGCTTCAACCCAACCTGTGCCACTCGTCATTGTGTATTAAACGATGCGGAACACCAAAATCAAGAGGGAAGTTATAACCTTGTGTCGCTTCCTGTCACCCGGATCACCCGATTATTGGTGGTGGGGGCATCAAGAGGAGTGATTGATTCACGCCAGCCGGCGCGCATTTTCAGCCAGGAAAAGGTCGCCGCCGGGAATTCTCCTGAGCAAGCCAGGGCATGTGCGGTCTCCGCCACCTGGCATACCGCCTCAAGATGGCCGACATCCAGCTCGGTGCGGTAATAATGCACCAAAGTGTTGTGATTGGTACCCAGCAGCTTGGCGATGTCAGTCTCCGAAAGACCAAAGCCGGCCAATGCGCGCACGCATCGCCGCAAGGCGCGGGTCGGGGCCTCGCCGCGGGGATCGATCTCACCCTGCTCGACGCCGTCCAGTAATGCCCGCATCTGCTTGGTAATCGGGTGGCGGGCTAGGGGTTCGATCGGCGTTCCTTCCAAGGCGACCACCGCTTGGCTGTCAGAAATAGGCAAAACTTGCTTGCGCAGGCGCCTGCGCGCACGGAGTTTGTCCGGGAACGGCAACACCGAGCCAGGCGGCGAGACGTGCAAGACATGACGGTCGGGAGGATCGGGAGGATCAGCCATGAGGAATTTCGACCGCGCGGGGCCGCGGCACCAACTGTTGCGGGGGAAGGGTGACCAGGCGTTGTCCACCCAACACGTCGAGCAGGATGGTCACGCGCTCTTTGGCACTGTGGACACACAAGCCGCTGGCGCCGTGAAACAAGCCGCCGGTGATCTGGGTGGTATCACCCGGCTCGAAGCGGCGCGGGCGATTGTCGAACTGCTCGTAAGGGCCGGCCTCGGCGCGAAGCTGCTCGACGTAGCCTCGTGGCAGCGGTAGCGGGGTCTCGGCATCACAACCCATCAGCCGGGAGACGCCAACGGTAGTATGAATGCGGCGCCAGGCTAAATCCAAAATGTCGAATGATATAAACAGGTAGCGTGGGAACAAGGCGTTGATGAGGGTCTTTTGGGTGCGCCGCGACTGTTCCAACACGACCGGATAGAAAACAATAAATTTTTCGTGCAGCAGGGCTTTCTTCGCCAGGGTCTCCTGGTGATAATTGCTTTGGACACAGTACCAGGTCTGGGGATCATTCAGTAAAACATCAGACATTGCCCCGCCATCCGCGTATCGTGCGCCGCGGAACGCGGCACCCTCTTAGCGAATTGTGCCGGGAGAAACAAGCGCGATCGTGCTCGGAAGCCTTTGACGACATTAATTCAATTTTATGCGATGCCCTTGTCACACGGGGAAAAGCGCCTTATCTGGGGTGGAATAGGTCGTGAAACAGGTTGGTTGTCAAGCCGATGCCCGCCGTCAAAGCCGCGTTAGAGTCGTTCGATCTCCTCTCTGCCTTCGACAAATTGGTCGAAGGGGCGTCGCGCGACGAATTGCGGGCGATCCAGGAGCGAATCGCTTATCTGCTCGCGGTCGAGCGTGCGAGTTTCGATGACTTCGAGGGCGCCCTGTGGCTGGCGCTGGCGCGCGCGGTGCCCGGCCGCCGAGCCGCGACGTTGGCCGGACTGGAGCAATTCGTCTATAGTCTTCATGCCGAGCCTGACATGAATGAAGGATATGGAATCATCCCCTACCGCGCCGCCTGCCAAACCGTGCTGCACTTCCTCAAGGCCCATACCAATGGGCCACTGCGCCCAGCCGTGCGCAATCGCCTGTTGGACGCGGCACTCCAATGCGTCAAAATCACCCTGTGCGAGCGCAATATGCCGGTCACCCGTAAGACTGTCCTGAAAGAAGCGGCGACGAAGCTCGAATGGAACATCGACCAACAGTTCCCCGGCTATGCCGCAGCGGGGCTGCTGACTCACCTGGCCAGGGTGGAGGTTGCTTGAGATGACCAAACTTGCCGAATTTCATGATCGCCGGGCAGGCCAGCCTGCCTATCACCACGCGCTTGCCTCCGAACCCTATCTTGCCGCCCTGGTCTCGGTGCGCCAGGCTGCGGAACAGGCGCAGCAGGCAGCGCTCACCGCCCAGCACTTCCCGATGTGGGTGGTGTTGGGCCCCACCACCAGCGATTACCCTGGCCGCTATTGCGCGCGCTTGTGGGTGTTGGAAAAGGAGGTGCGCCGGCGCGCGGCTTCTCGCGGCCTGGTGTTGGCCGATTCGCTGCCCGAGCTGCGGGCCTTGCTCCCCCCTAATCTGATCCGGCTCGACCGCGTCCCTGATGACGACCCCACCATCCTGGAAGTCTGGATTTAACCATGGCCGTTGACTGGCGAGCTTTGTTCGCCGATCTCGGTATTTTTTGGGTCGATCACGGGCGCAATTGCGGTCGCGACCACATTAATATTCAATGCCCTTGGTGCGACCTGCTTGACCCCAGCCAGCATCTAACAATCCACGAATTCAAGGGGGTGTACTACTGCTACCGCGATCCTCGACACAAGGGCGGCGAGCCGCTGTATTTGATCCAAAAGCTGGTGCGCTCGCGCGCCAGGGCCGCGGCGCTGCTTAATGCCTATTACATCGAAACCGGCACCAGCACACCGGCGCCGATCGAGGCTACTCCTTACGACGACTTTTTGCCTGCGCAGCAATCGGCCGACGTTTTAGACTACCTCGCCGCGCGCGTGTTCGAGCGACCGGAGTGGGTGTGCCGGTTTTTCAATCTGCGCGTCAGCCTGAAAGGCACCTGGGCCGGCCGGGTGCTGCTGCCCTTGCGCGCCTGTCGGACGCCGCCCCCGGCCGGGGTGCAGGCGTGGACCGGACGAGCGCTGTCGCCCTGGCTGCAACCACGCTACCGCCAGAGCGAGGTGCCAGCGGGCAGCTCGTGGATCGGAGGCATCGCCAGCGGTGAAACCTTGGTGGTGGTGGAGGGCCCGTTCGATGCGTTGAAAATAAACGCCGCCTGCGCCCAGCATCTCGCTCAAATTTCCGCAATATCGTTGAATGGGCTCAAACTCAGTCAGGGCGCCTCCCGCTTGGTCGCCGAATTACAACCTCGCCGAATCTTGATCGCGTTGGATGAGGGTGTTTCACTTGCGACCGTGGCTTCAGTTCGATATAATCTACAACACAGTTGCCCCCGCGCCGTCATCGGGCGGCAATCGGTCCCCGACCGACAAAAAGACCCGGCGGCAATGAGCGAGCAAGCAATCCGAACCTGGCTTGCCGTCTAAAATTGAGGGAGGAATGCCGTGGCGTTGCCACAATGGGAAGGTACCTTCGAGAACTACTCACGGAGTTTTGTTTATAAAAATCGAGGTCGCGCCGAGCAGACGCTCCCCACTCGCGACGACGCGCTGCAAGAATGCGCTGTCGTCTTTACGCGCATTATATCGAAATACGGCACCACTGTCACCGAACCGCGCCACTTTATGGCTCTCTACAAAACCGCCTTGGCGAATCATTGGATCGATCTGGTGCGCAAGCAGGCGCTTCGTCCAGTGCTGACGCCAATGACCGAAGAGATTGAAAAACAATGGAAAGAACAAGGCGACATCGACGGGACGCCGGTGCAACTCCTATGGCGGCAAGCCTCGCGCGAGTTGAAAGCGGTACTGACCAAAATCGCCAACGGTCCTCAAGAGATTGTGAATCTTCTGTTGGATGAAAACGCTCCCAACACCAATTTATTGTGGCAACGGATTGCCCAAACCCCCTG